TCGTGGATTTCCTCGTCGCGGTGCCCGAGGCCGACAGTCGAGCTCGCCTTCGCATCGAGGCAGGCCGAGTGCGTGGTGTTGAAGTCGCGCAGCTCGCGCGAGATGATCTTGTCGATCAGGTGGGGCTTTTGTCCCACACTCACGCCCTGGTTGGTGCGGTCGCTTCCGTCGCGTGCGTCCTTCTCAGCCTGATCCGGCGTTGCAGCCTTCCTCAGCATCTTCCAAAGCGTGCCGCCCTCGCCGTGGATGTTGCGCGTCTGGCGTTCGAGCTGGATGAGCTTGGTGGACTGCTTCTGCTTCGGCTTGGTCATCGTTCCCTCGTGGGGCAGCAGGGAGGGCATCCGTCGGGGATAACTCTGGCCCATGCTGGAAAATCCGGATTCGGTCTGGCGTGTACGGACGCCCGCACCGTATGATAACGCCCCGACTGTCTTCCGGATAGCACTTTTCCGGATTCCGTACCCGCATGCCCATTCTGCCGCGTCGTTCCCCTTGCTCGCGGCTCGGGGAGTAACCAATGCTTAGACGCATCAAATCGGCTGTCATCACCACGATTGCGCTTTGTCGCCGTGGGAAGAACGGCATGAAGACCCTCCTCAAGGCCGATGGCACAATCCAGTTCGAGACGCTGGTCAAGGCCGGCGCGGAGAACGAGCTGCTTGCGGTGATCTACGCGCCCAACCGTCCCGACGACGACGGGGACTTTGCCGAGGCGCCGGTCATCAAGTCGATGGCGCACGAGTACCTGCGCGATCACCGCAACCTCGACATGGAGCACGACGGCAAGAAGATCCCGGACACTGCGGCATATGTCGCAGAATCCTTCATCGTGGCGAAGGGCGACTCGCGCTTCGCGGACTGGAAGGACTACGATGGCAAGCCCGTCGGCGACCTCACGGGCGCCTGGGCGAACGTCATCAAACTCGAAGATCCCGCCCTCCAGAAGGCTTACCGCGAAGGTGAGCTGGATGGCGTCAGCATGTTCGGCCGTGCGGCTGTCGAACCTGTGGACACAAAAGCCGCCGCGAAGCGCGTAGCCGAAGCCCTCGGTAAGGCGCAGGGTACGCAAGGAGACCTCAACATGACCCAGGAAGAACTGAAGGCACTCTTCTCCGGCTTCAAGGCGGAGATCAGTGAGATGGTCAAGTCGGCGCTGGCCGGCGTGAAGACCGAAGAGCCCAAGAAGGACGAGCTGAAGGCTCCGACCTTCAAGGGGAACGTCGGCGATGCGAAGGACCTCGAAGCATTCGAGAACGAGCTGCGCTCGTACGAGATGCAGAAGGCCCTCGCGGCCGGCACGCTCTCGGCCGACAAGATCGCCGAGATGCGCAAGGCCCTCGCGGTCGGCGAGCCTTCCGACAAGGACGCCGGCATCGAAGAGACCGACACGCCCACCGAGAAGGACCTGAAGCGCAAGCTCTTCAAGGCGCGCAAGGCTCGCAACGCTCCCGAGCGCAAGGGCGACGAAGGCACCAGCGAAGAGGAACAGATCAAGGCGAACTTCGCCGAGGGCCTGCTCATCGCCAAGGCTCACAACGAAGCGCGCGGCACCGCGACGATGAAGGTCGTCCAGAGCTGATCTGACCGTCACGAACTGAACTCAACCAACACACAAGAAACAAAACAGGAGATATACACATGGCACTGCAACCCCAGGAGTTGTTCGGCGATCCGGTCAGCCAGACCCCGAACCTCCGCGCCTACCCCTACCAGGATGGCATCAAGGTCGGCACGCTCGCGCAGCTCGCGGCGGACGCCGAACTGCCCCACCTGACCCCGCTCTACTGGGACGATTCCGGCTCCGTCTGGAAGGTCTGGGTGGGCGCCTCGAACGAGGTCAACACCATCACGGCGAACGCCACTCCGGCTACGGCAGGCACCTTCACGCTGACGGTCAATGGCGTGGTCTCGGCTGCCATCGCGTTCAACGCGACGGCTGCGATCGTCCAGGCCGCACTCGAAGCGATGTCCAACATCGTTCCGGGTGATGTCACGGCGGTCGCCACCACGGGCGCGAACCTCGGCGTGGCAAGCGCTGTGGTCACGCTCAACTGGGGCGGCAACTTCGCCGGCACCGATGTCACCATCTCGATCCAGACGGGCGGCCTCACGGGCAACGCGCACGCACTCGCCACCTCGACGGCTGGCGGCGCGGCTCCCTCGGACGGCGGCCTGATCGACGGCTTCCTCTGGGCGCCGGACAAGGCACACGAAGGTCTGCTCGCGGGCGAGACCCTCATCCAGGTCTTCCGCATGGGTGTCATCCACGCGGCCGACATCCCCGTCCCGTCCGGCGAAGGCCAGACGAACCTGAACACGGCACTGCTGGCGTCGAGCCTCCGGGAGAAGGGCATCAACCTCCAGGGACTCGTCGGCGTCCACTGATCGTGAGCTGAGCTGAATCCACAAGAACATCAACCAAACACCAAGAAAAGAGACATACCATGCCTACTTCTGCTGACGTTCTCAGCTACAGCACGCTCACGCCGGCTGTGAACGAAATGAAGGCCCCGAACAGCTTCCTGAAGAACTTCCTCTTCGGGAAGAACGTCGCGGTGCCGACTCGCAACATCGAGCTCTCCTTCCTCCGTCGTGGTCGCAAGATCGCGCCGTTCGTGGAACGGAACGGTGCTGCGATCATGACCGCCGGCCGCAATGAGGAATTCCTCATCGTCCAGCCGGCGCACATCCGCGTCAAGCGGCCCATGACCCCGAGCGAACTGCTGAACAAGCGGCGCCCGGGTTCGGTCATCTTCGCCAGCGGCGAAGAGATCGGCGCGGCGATGCGTCAATACATCGCCGACGAGCAGGGGATGCTGATGGACGACGTGACCAACTCCGAAGAGTACCTGTGCGCGATGGCCCTGACCGGGGCGATCAGCTACGTCTCTCAGGACGAGGCCGCGTTCACCGTCACCTTCCCGCGCAGCGCGGCCAACGACATCGTGCTGAGCGGTGCCGACCTGTGGAGCGCTTCGACCTCGAACCCGGCCGCTGACATGCTGAGCGCTGCTCAGATCATCAACGACGCGGTTTCGCTGAACGTGACCGACGTGATCCTCGGTGCTGATGCGGCCGATGCGTTCCTCTCGAATGCTTCGGTGATCCAGAAGCTCGACCCGCTGCGCCTGCGCACCGGGACGGTCGATCTGACGCAGCAGTTCCAGGAGAGCGGCGCCATGTTCCTCGGCGAGTTCGTCCACGGCATCCGCATCTGGCGCTACGCGCGTCAGGTGGACGTGAACGGAACCACGACCGACCTCATCCGCTCGAAGTACGCCGAGTTCGTGTGCCGCACCCCGGCCGCGCAGTTCGTCACGTACTACGGCGCGATCGAGGACATGAAGGCGATCGGCGCCGGCAAGGTCCTCCAGTCTCAGCGCTTCTCGAAGAGCTGGGAAGAGGAAGACCCGAGCGCGCGCATGCTGCTGGTCGAGTCGAACCCGCTGCCGTGCCTGCGCCGCCCCGACGCGACGCTCTCGATGAAGGTTCTGGCCTGATCCGGAACTGAGACAACTACGTGGGCCGGGGAGTCCTGGCGAATCCTCGGCCCACTATCCCCTTCCGCCAGAGGCAGACGTACAAACCAAACAACGGAGGCAATCGTGAATCAGGTTCAATACAAGGTCGCTCGTGGTGTGCTCCGCATGCCCCGCAAGACCCCGACCGTCGGAACGCCCACTCGCGCGTTCAACAACTCGGCCGACTACATCAAGCAGGGCGAGGTGGTCCCCGAGGGCATGCTGAGCCCCGAGGAGATCGCATCGCTGCTGTCCGGCGGCATCATCGAAGAGCTGACCGTCGCACCAGGGCAGAGTGCCGCAGTCCCCGTCAAGTCGCGCGGCAAGTGGGGCGTGGACCCGGTGACGCTCGTGGGGAAGAACCTCGAAGAGCTGCTCATCGTCGTCATGCAGATCGACGAGACGTTCGACGTGAACGAACTCAAGACCGAAGCGGATGCCGTGCGGCATCTGACCCAGCACTGGGATCCGGCGTTCCGCGAGGAGATCGCCCGCTCGACCGACCGCAGTCGTCCCGAGCAGATGAAGATGAAGTCGTCCAGTGACAACCGCACCGCAAGCGGGGTCAAGGACGCGGGTGACCGACCCCTGTCGGGCGCCGCCGAGAAGGCCCTTGCGAACGCCAAAGCGCGTGCGCAGGCTACGCCCGAAGCTGATGACCTGGGCACGAGCCCGAGCTGAGGAGTTGAGCAATGACCAACCCGCTGTTTGTCGCAGACCTCGCAACACTGAAGGCCCAGTTGCGCCTGAGCGGTATGCCCTCCTCGGCTACCGATGCGCTCGCCATCCTCGACGAGTCGATCCTCAGAGCCCGCCTCGTGTTCTATCGTCGTCTCGGACAGCAGCGGGTTGGCGTGCTCCTCGCCACCGTCTACAACGCCAACCCCTCCAGCGAAGATGAAGTCCTGCGCGCGCTCGCCAACACCACCGAGACGAAGGTGGTTTACAGCGAGCTGCTGCGTAAGCTCCCGAATCAATGGATGGACGCCTCGGGCGACGCCAACCGTCGCTGGAACGAGGAGGCGCCCTTCCGCGAGCGTGGCCCGACTGGCGCGCAGCAGGAGATCCAGCGCTTGCTGGACGAGATCGAAGAGGACATGGAGATCCTGGCCGGCGAAGAGTCGATTGGCGAGGAGAGCCAGTTCAAGACCTTCAACGGCACACCTGATTGCACACCCCCGCGACCTGGAGATTCAATCCGTCGCGGCGGACTTTCCCGTAGACGACTTTCTGAGGATTGACACATGGCGAATGCACTCTATGACCTGGGCCGCGAAGGCTTCCTGAACGCCGACATCGACTGGGCGGCGGACAATATCCGCATCATCCTGGGAGACTCCGGTGCCTACACCGTGAACCTCGCCACTCACGACTTCCTCGACGACGTGCCGGGCGGCGCCCGCATCGCCACCTCGGGCAACCTCGCCTCGAAGACCTCGACCGCTGGCGTCGCCGACGCAGCCGACGTGACGCTCTCAGCCGTGACTGGGACGAACTGCGAGTTCATCATCATCTACCAGCACACTGGCACCGAGAGCACGAGCCACCTCATCGCCTACATCGACACGGCGACGAACCTGCCGATCACGCCGAACGGTGGCGACATCACGGTGACCTGGGACAACGGCGCCAACAAAATCTTCAAGCTCTGAGCTGAAGAGAGTCGTCTAGGAGACAATCGTGGCCGTTCCGACAGTCTATGCAGTGGGTACTGTTGCCGCTAGCACTAGCGGCATCACGCCCGGCATGCCTGCCGGAATGGCTACAGGCGACATCCTCGTTCTCATCATCGAGACCGAGGATGAAGTAATCTCACTGACTGGAGCCGGTGCGAGCGGCTGGGCAGAGGTCCCGAACTCCCCCAGTTCTGAGGTTGACCAAACGACGCGCCTGACGATCTTTTGGAAGCGCGCCACGATCGGGGACATGGCCCCCACGACCACCGACTCGGGAAACCACCAAGTCGGTCAGATCATCGGGGTTAGCGGTTGCTGTGCTGCCGGCAATCCGTTCAACGTCACTGCACAGGATAATGACAGCACCGTAGACACGTCTGGTGATGCACCGAGCGTGACTACGACAATGGCTGAGTGCCTCGTAATCAATGTCGTCTCATGCAGCAATGACCTTGATTCAACCACCTTCTTCAGCGGGTGGACGAATAGCAACCTTGGGTCTCTGACCGAACGATGTGACATCGTAGTCAGCCGAGGAACGGGTGGCGGCTTCGGTGCCGCTACTGGCGATAAGACCGCCGCCGGCAGCACTGGCACAACTGCGGTCACGCTCTCCACGGCCAGCGGCAAGGCCCTGTGGACCGGGGCTCTTATGCCTCCGTTCGTGCTGCTGCCCAGCAGCATTGCCAGCGCGCAGGCATTTGGCACGCCGACGCTGACGCCCGGTGTTGTTGCGGTGACGCCGAGCGGCATCGCCAGCGCACAAGCGTTCGGCACCGCCACGCTGACGAGCCTCGCCACCATCAGCCCCAGCGGCATCGTTAGCGCCGAAGCGTTCGGCACGCCGGGCATCGCCGGCTTCTCAGTGGTCATCCCGTTTGGCATTGCCAGCGCGCAGGCGTTCGGCACTCCGACGCTCACGCCCGGCGTCGTCGCGGTGACACCGAGCGGCATCGCCAGCGCACAGGCGTTCGGCACCGCTACGCTGACGAGTCTGATCGCGGTCAGCCCGAGCAGCATCGCCAGCGCCGAAGCATTCGGCACGCCGACGGTCACGAGCCTCGCTACCATCAGCCCCAGCGGCATTGCCAGCGCGCAGGCGTTCGGCACGCCGGCCCTGTCGAGCTTGACCGCGATCAGCCCGAGCAGCATCGCCAGCGCTCAGGCGTTCGGTACGCCGACGCTGACGCCCGGTGTCGTCGTGGTCAGCCCGAGCAGCATCGCCAGCGCGCAGGCATTCGGTACGCCGTCCCTGGCGAGCCTCATTGCGATCAGTCCGAGCAGCATCGCCAGCGCCGAAGCATTCGGCCTGCCGGCTATCGCTAACGCCTCGACGATCATCCCGAGCGGCATCGCCAGCGCACAGGCGTTCGGCAACGCGACGCTGACGCCCGGCGTCGTCATTGTCACAGTCAGCGGCATCGCCAGCGCCGAAGCACTCGGAACGCCGTCGGTGGTTGCGGTCACACTGATCGCACCGACGAGCATCAGCTCCGAAGAAGCCTGGGGCACGGCCACGTTGTCTGTTGGCGCGGTCACGATCTCGCCGCCGAGCATTCTCTCCAGCGAAGTCTGGGGCACGCCCACGGTTGTCTTCCAGGGCACGCAGACCATCGTCGTATCTGGCATCGCCTCGCGCGAAGCCTTCGGCTACCCGTTCCTCGCTGGAGGGCACATCCCCGTGACGCTCAAGAAAAAGATCCACGACAGGTTGCATCTTGCTGCCCAACTGGGTACC